CAGTTGCGGCTGGGGAATCGTCCCCTTCGATCTGGCGGTTTGCACTGCCAGCAGCAATCGTATCAGTCTGCCACTCGAAGAGAGTATTCGATCCCTTTTCCCGCGAACATCCCGAAAAAAATGGGGTGTCCATTGGAGCGATATTATCTCGTGTTACCGTAAAAGCTCTTTATCTTTTACTTCTTACAGTTTTCCATCCTGTAAGGTCGGACTATCTCATCATCTATCAGATGCTCCGCGCTCGTGGGCCTTTACTGTCCGGTCTGGACTCCTTGGCCTAGTCTCTGAACCTTTTTGCCATTCCTGACAAACTTGGCTGCGGATTCCCCTTTAGGCGGGGTTCCCGACAATTCACGGAGTTTTATTGTCATCCATAATATTCAGATGACATCGGCAAGCTGCTCACGAATCGCTACTGACGAATAAGTCAGTGAGGTATTGGTGGCAATTGCCATTTGATGTTTCTCCTACATCAAGAGATTAGATTTTCAAGAAGCATGGCCGCATCATTGACATGGCCTGACTCCTTGAGCCGGTTTCGCATAGCAGTGCGCTTGGTGTTTTTATCTGCCTTCGGATTGGCTCCTTTGCCAGATCGAATGACGCGAGGCTTGTTACGGATCTTCTTGGTCTTAGGATCTGACTTTTGAAGTTCGTCGTACAGCCGAGCCTTATTCAAAATGATGAAGGAACGGTGATCGATCAGGTTTTCGATCTCCGGGTCTGTGAAGCCCTGGGACGAGGCATAAGACCGCAATTCAGTCGCAAGTTTTTGCTGCTTTTCGGGCTCACCCCACTCTGGCATTTTCTCTACCAGTGCGGCGTGTTCCGTATTCACAGCTTCTTGCCACTGCTTTTGGGTTTCTGCCTGAGTCCTCGCCGCTACCTGCTGCTGTCGCTGCTGGACTTGGGCGATTTTTTCCTGTGCTTCCCGAAACTCCTCTTTCTTTTCAAGAAAGCCGATTGGATCTTCTGTCCGAAGACGATCCCAATCCACATTCGCAAATTGATCGAGGTTGGAGTTTTCGATTATTGATTGAAGGTGTTGCGCGTATTGCTGACGCTCTGTCTGAATCTGCTGCATCTCTTGGTTGTACTGACCTTGCAGTGCCTCGATTTGCTTGCGTTCCTCAGACAGCTCCTGCGTTTTTTTGGTAAACGCAGATTGACGGGAATAGCCTTTTAAAAGTTCGTCGAGGGTTACCTCTTGTTCTTCACCGTCCACCTTGACGGCATAAAGGGGTTCCTCTTCGTCCTCTTCTTCGACTTCCTCGTCGGACTCAAATTCTTCTTCAGAATCTTCGTCCTCTGAAACCGCCTCAACAGATTCCTCTGGATCATCCGTGGATTCATCTACTTCGGTCGGGGGTGCTTCCTCGGGTGCTGGGGGTTCTTGCGAATCCAGTAGTCCGAGTAATGCGTTTTGGGCCTCAGTAACAGACCCCTCTTCAGTGTTGACTGCCGGTGCTGCTCGCGTGTCGGCCATACCTTTACTCCATGAAAAAAGCCGCCCAAAGGCGGCCTACTACATCCTTGTAGTCGGGTTTCAACCCTCCCGATCAAACTCACCTGTCATCACGATAGATGTGAAGTGTTGTTTTAAATCGTTCAGGTTTCTCAAACTTAACCAGGCTTGTTCCCTGGTATTCATATCCTCGGGGTGGGAATTTTCCCAAGTGTCGAGGAATCTTTGCCGAAGGGTGTCCCATGCGTGATTAAACACGGGGTCTTCAAGTAATCGTTTCGCTTTTTCTTCCATTAACCCACCGCAACGGGACGGTTCTGTTGTGCCTCAAGTGCAAGCTCTTGTGCTTTTAACTGAGCATCGACTTGGGCTTCTGCCGCCTCCTGTTGCATTTTCTGGGCCTTGATCTGGACTTCAGCCGCTTTTATCTCAAGCTCTTTCTGCTTGTTCATCATCTCCATCTGGGCCATCTGTTCTTCCTGTGATGGTCCCTGCTGCTGTTGAGGTTTGGTGATGTAGTTCTGCACATCCTTAAAGCCCATGTTCTCGATCATCTTCGCGCCGAGGTTGTAGAGGTTTTCCTCAGTAACGATCGAAAGACCGCCTGACATGGCTTGAGAGGCAAAGTTCAGCATCGTAGAGATGTGGAGGAGTTGCTGGTCGCGGTTGCCGTGACCCAATCCCACTTCCACCGTGCAGTCCATATAGTCACGCCACTGGTCCGGGCGCACTTCTACCCACTCCCCACGGAGTTTGATGTACTTTTCTTTTTCCTCATTTTTCTGCGCGAGTTCAAAGACCTGTTTGACGAGATCCCTGACCCCGGTTTCGGCAAAGATACGGGCGATCATCTCCACACGCTGCTGTGCTGCAGTCATCACCTGTGCCACTTGTGTCGCAGAGGTGTGGGAGGTGAGCGCATTGGAATCTAAACCCTGGCTCATCTTCGTCATCCCGGAGCGTTCTTCCCGGATGGAGTCCATATAGCCGAGCATCTGGAAGGTGTAAGGCTCTAAAGGCGGGGTCGGTAGAGGCTGTACCGCGCCGGGGGCTTTTGTTCGGACAATTCCCCCTGGGCGACTGGTGAGCAAATCATCCAACGCCACCATTCCCTCCTGTACTGCGACCCTTCCAGAGTTCTGGAGGTACATATTGTCGAGGAGATTCCGCAACAGAATGGATTTCACCTCTTGAATCACCATTACCTGATCCGCAACGGACATACCGTAGAACTTGTGCGGGATGGGAATGGGACAGAGGGTGCAGAAAGGTCTGCGGTCTACCGGCTCATTCTCAAGGATCTGGTTACCGACCGTCAGGATGCGCCTGAGTTCTGCAATGCCGTCACCGTCGTAGTCGGTTCTGAGGTAACTTTCGTAAACCCAACCCTCTTTCAGCGCATCTTCCGCATCGACATTCTGATCTTCCCAGATACCCGTGCGGTCAAAAGCGTGTCGTGCGGATTTCTCATTCGACCAGGTATAGAAATCATCTCCCTTGCCGATCTCATCCGGGTCGATCTCAAAACCCATTTCCCGGAGTTCGGTAACCGTCTTTTTTACGCGGTGACAGACGAATCGGGCATCTTCTACCGATTTCGCGTCCTTGGAGATCAAAAACTCCTCCGGCGGGACGTTTTCAATCCGTACACGGCCCTTCTGGGTGTGCCTGGTGATAACGACATCATGCGTTACTACCGGAATGATGTCCTCGGTACTTTCCTGACTGTGTTCCAGCACCTCCACGTTGTCGCTCATCAACAGTGATTCAAGCTCGGTATCGGAAAGACCCGTGTAGGTTTCACGGTCCCACTGGTCAGAATCATCCCACCAGACCTTCACCACCCCGACTTTTGCCAACAGCGCATCGGTAAACCAGGTATTCGCCACATGGAAGAAGTCAGTCTGTCTGGACAGCACCCAATTGATGTAATCCTGCGCCTGTTCTGCGTAGGGAACGTCCTCCGGTCCTTGGGCGTGGACCTTGGCGATCTCATCCCCGGAGGCAAAGACACGCATGAGGGAGGGTTTGATCCACTCGATCGTGTCCATCACCGTAGAATCGACCACCTGGGAACGACCTTCTACCTCGTTTCCAAAAGGCTGGCCCAAGTAATACTCAAGCGCCTTCCTGCGTTGTTCTGAAAGCTCATCCCCATAGCCGAGGGCAGAGGTGACCTCGTTATCTATTCGGGCGAGGATTTCCTGGTCTGAAGGTTTTGCCATTTATTACACGATTCCTAGTTTTGGATATTTGATCTTCCCGCTCCATTCGGATTCCCCATCAGGGACTGCGAATCTGAGCGACATGACGGCATACCGAGTCGCTGCCATCAGGTCATCACGGATGGGGACAATTTTTCCTTCCTTCCGGTGATACATACGGAATTCCTCCCACCAGTCATTCAAGTGGGAGAAGACTTTTATTCGGTCCTGCTCCATTCTCTGCAGGAGATCCATAATGCCGACCTCTACAGAGTTACCCCCCTTTTTTTCTCCCATCGCGGGAGGGTTTTCAAAATGAAAGGGAAGCAAGTTGCAGCCGTGGGATCTGTACTGGTCTGCCAGACCGGGATTGCCCATGCTGTCCTTTCTGTTTCCATCGTGAGGCCAGGCGATCACCACATTCCCCCGTGTGTTAATCACCCCGGCATGGACATAAGGGGGTGCTTTGGACTGCCGATAGCAGTCGTACACATATACGATGTCCTCATCCCGGTCCCACGCTACCCACACTACTGCTGTAGGGTGATCCCACCCAAAATCCAGCCCTGCGATACGGGGCCAGTGTTTCCTTATCGGGATGGGATCTATCAGGAGCTTGGATTCGTTCACCGGGAACACCAGACCACTTCCGATAGAGGGTCTGCCGTTCTTCCGCATCTCCCTCTCATGGGGAGAGTAGGCAGAGAGAATCTGGGCCATTATGTTCTCGTCCAAATGGCCCTTGTTGTTATTAAGGGTTCTTATCTTTTCGGACGCATCATCCCAAGTGGCATTGTCGAGAGACTGTCCGGGCTGGAGGTTGTTCATAAACCCTGCAACAGTCTCCGTCATCCCGTTTTCCGGGGTGAAGGTCATATACACCATGCCCCTTCTGTCTAAGGTTCTTGTAACAGCCTGGGAGTAAAGCTCTCTGCTGGGTTCCTCATCCAGCCAGATGCAATCTACAGATCTCCCCTGCCATTTCTCCACCCCCATTTCATACGCTTTGAAAAAGAGAGAGGAATTCCCCCCGGATTTGTGTTTTACCAGTACGACAGATTTGGCATTAGGGACACCGGGTTTTCTCTCGCTTTTGATGATGCAGGATTTAGGGATAGAACCTGTGCCCCATGCCTCTGGATCGTCTGGAGAGCCTAGAAGTTCTGCCTGTACGATATCCCTGGTGGTTTCGTTACTCACCCCACCGCACCACGCGGTTATCGGACGGTGGTAAACCCTCCCCTTCCACCAATCAGGATATAACCCCGTAAGGTGGTAGGCCATCTCCATAGCGCCACAGAAAGATTTTCCAATTCGGTTGGCAGCCATGAGTAACCGCTGGTTAGCTTGGCTCCCTGTCTCATGGAATCTCTGCTGGTAGGGATAAGGGTCGTAAACGTAGAGCCGCTCAAACCGTTCCCGGTCCTTTATTACCCTAGCAATCTCTACTGCTTTGTTTACTTCCGCGTGGGCGAGGTTCACTCTTTTTTCTTCTTCTTCTTTTTGGGACGGACAACACGCTTAATATCTTGTAAGGCCATGTATTGCTCTTTAGATAAAGGCGCTCTAGCGACCATCTCTCCCCATCCCGCTCTGCTGTGCTGGGGCATATCACTCAACACACCCCCGCGAATTATTGCGTCGTGACCAGATTTCTTTAGCCACTGATCGTAGGGGCGGCGATCACCGGTTCTTTTGTGACGCTCCCGCATCATCTCTTCATATCCGGGACTTTGGTTCCCGGTGAACTGGCGATAAAGGCTGGGGTATGTGGTGGGTAGGCGGTGCATAGCATCCCCCAAAATTATTTCGTCCAACATTGCGTCAGACTCCACCCGATCCCTGTTTATCGCTATGGTATCCGTACCCATGTAAGGGTTTGGATTCCCCGGCGGCCCAGGTTCTGTAGCTGGCAAATACTCCGCATACCCCCTGCCTACAGTCCGTGGATTACCCCACACCACATTCAGATTATCGAAAAGACCTGGAACCCTTACTCTGTCTACAGATGCCTTTAACCGATCTATCGGCTTTCGTTTGCGTTTCACTGCAACGGCTGATCGCCCAATAGGTCATTTAATTCAGCCCGGAGTTCTTCTGTTGACTTGTCATCGTAACTCACGGTCTGCTCGACCTTATCCGTAGGTTTGTAACCAGACCGGTCCAGAATATCCATAACGGCCTTTAGCCGGACCTGTTCTGACTGAGCATTTTTCGCCAAATCCTCCAAAAATCCCACAGCCATAGGGGCCATCCCCTGCATCCGTTTCCGGGTTTCCTCCTCTATCTCAGCGGATAACTTCTTCCGCAGGATGGGACCGTTGATATCTGCGGTCTTGGGAGCGTATCCCGCCATTTTGTAGGATTTTGTCGCGTTCCCGGTAAGGACGTAGTACTCGACAAACTTTGCCTGTTTCTCTGTATTAATCATAAGTACCTCTCAGAGGCTCTGTAAGGCCCGTAGAGAGCCGTTCTCGTTACCCTAGTGGTAACCTCTAGGGTGTCAACTATTCCCCACCACCAGCCTCCTACTGACACCTTTTAGGGACTATGGGTTTTCCTTCGTAAGGGCGCATAACTCAGATAAGCATAAGGTCGGGTTATGGTTTGTATATTAGGGTGTGCTTATGGGGGGTTTATTTCCCCCTCCGGTTTGCACAGGGGATATATATATATCTTTAAAAAAAGAAAAGGGGGCCGGGGGGGTCCGATCGGGCCCGGATTGAGGCCCCATGCGCCCCCCTCACGCATTGGCAATGCGCAGTCCTAGAGCATCTCACAGTTATTTTAGTGCCCTTATTCTCTCACGGTGCCCCTAACGGTGCCCATGTGGTGCAGCCGGATTGCCGCCTGCTGCCGGGGACAATGTCGCTGCAAGAAGGGCCCAGCAGGAAAAGATTCTGAGCCGTGTGCGCGTAGGCGTGGGACATCTATCCGGGGCTCACCTATCCCGGCCTAATGCCCCACACGCTAACCCCACAGCCATTTGACCCATAAGTCGCCCTAATCCTGCCCTATGCCCCTATTAGAACCTTTGAGGCACCCTTTGTCCCCTTTCTAGTAACATTCTAGGTGTCACTTACGACATCTATACAGGGGACACAAAATGAATCAGACCCAACAGTGCTATCAGATGCTAGACGCTAAATGGCGGCTGCTCAGACTTAAATATCCTGAACTGCCGGAGCAGCACGGCATCAGGATTGAGTATTTCGCCAATTCCCGAAAAGGCGGCTACGTCAAGCAAGGCAATTTTGAGACCATCTGGCTTAACTCGGATTTTTTAAATCATCATGGCCAAGATTTTATTGACCGCACCGTGCCCCATGAACTGGCGCACATTGTGGATCAGATTGTTAATGGCATGGCCTACACCCGGACCATGCGCCGGGTTCTGCATGGTCCCTCATGGCGGGCAATCATGCGCGATATGGGCTGTGATCCGAAACGCTGCCATTCTTATGATCAATCAGCAAGCGGCCGGATAAAGCAGTTATTCGTTTGGGAAAATGAAGGCGGCGAATTAATGCCGCTTACACCCATTCGCCATAAGCGGATGTTGAAGTGTAAACCCGGGAGAGGTTACTACCGGCGCGAACACCAGCATGGCACCGTCTACCATTTCACCGGCCGGGTGCAGACGGTAGGGGGTGCATGATGGGACACACTGCAACCCCTATCCCCTTTCACATTCCCGCAGCAATCACCGTTGGGACCGTGGAATTCGCAAGCGTCGACTGCGCGCAGTATTTCGGGTTAGAAGGCCGAACACTGGCCGCAATCGATAAACCCTATTCACTGTGGGAACGTGATGATGGCCGATACAATGTTCAGTTTGTCGGCCGTGGTTGGTTCACCTTCATTCCGGGGGGTGAATCATGAGCCCCCGGCCTATTGCTCAGTTAATCGCGCAGTTTGTCCGACATTCTGGAAACACTAAAACCGGACCGATTGCGACGGTTTCATATCCCCGGATCACCTGCCCGCCGTCGTGTCCCTTGCGGGTTGTGATCAATCCCGAAACGGGAGAAGAAGAACCGGGGCCCTGCTACGTTGAAGCGGGTTTTTACACTCGGATCAACTGGGATCAATTAGACGCCGGGACCCGTGGGCAACCCTTGCAGGATGTCTATCGGGAAGTTAAACGACTCCCACGCGGTACGCCCATTCGGGACAAAGTCGCCGGGGATGAATGGCCCAACGCCAGGAATCCCAAATTGATCGATAAAAGTCTGATTCTGGAAAAGGCGCGAGCGTTCAAGGGTAAACG